ATAAGTACCAACAGGCGTTGTCTTTGCCTGCGGTCTTGTCGAACCACTTCACCCTACCAATGCTCACAATCTTACGAAGCCGTGGCAGAAAAGGAGTAGACTGCCTGGTATGTATCCAATCGCTATCAAACAGTAGCCAGGTAGGTTTTATGTCTGAGAAGGTAGTAATCATGGGATGCAAAACTGTGCGCTCCCACGGTGGATTGGTTATGATTAAGTCAGCGCACCCAAGGTCTTTTTCTTCAAGTGCTAGGGCATCAAGCCTATCAATGTTAATCGCTTGAGGTGAGATATCATACGCAGTTGTACAGCGTAGGCCGATATTGACTAAGGATCTCACAAGCGCCCCATCACCAGCACAAGGTTCACAGAAGCTGTCCACGTCTTGAATGAATGGTATTAGAGACTAAACAGCTTCCACTGGCGTCCGGTAGAAGTCACGAGGATTTCTTTCAAAGTTAGAGCGTTTACCCATTATTCTACATACCTGCTGATTTCTGGTTCAATGTTGCAGATCACGCAGCCGTGGTAGCCTGACAGCTTGTTCTTGCTGACGTTGAGGAAACGGGTGTGGTCTGGGTTATCGTCCTCTGAGGTGCTATACTTAGCGACACCTATTATGAGGTCTGCTTCTGCTGCTTTTCCGGTCTTGGAGCCTTCAAGCATACTAAAGTCGATGCGGGTCTTACCTTCTGCATCTGCAGAGGCTTGGCTGATGCCTAGCAAGGCACAATCATGCCGTTTGGCTAATTCACGAAGGGAGCGATATAATTCACGAATGCGCTCATGGCTGGCATTGTATGTGCCAGAGATCGTAACTTTATCAGCTTGGTCAATAACGATTAAATCAGGCTTTATCTTCTCACAGTAGCCATTGATCGTATCTAGATCCCATTCTTGGATGTCCTTCATAACAAGGCGGTCTTTAATCGATAGATACTTAGACGTAGCTAAATCAGGATTGTCACTTATTTGCTCACGGGTCATGCCACTACAAGCAGCAATAGCTCGTAGCTTTGTGCGAGTGGATTTCTCTTCATTACATAGATACAGGATCTTTGCGCCCTGCTGGGCGAAGCCGCCGGGGGCTGCACATAAGCTGATAGCCAATGCTGACTTACCAGTTTCAGGACGGGCGAATATAATACCGAACTCTGAAGGGCCGATGCCGTAGACATGCCTGGACAGTGTTTGAATGTTGAACTTCCAGCGGTTTTCATCTGAGGTTTCTGCTAACAGTTCGTAAATATCGTCAGTCGTTGGTTCACCAAAGTTATCCGGCATGTAGCCGTCCTTAGTGCGCTCAAGCAATGACTGCAGGCGGGTCATAGCTCCCAGGTCACCCTCAGACATGTTAATGCCAAGATTGGCTATGTCCCTGCCCACCTCACGCCGCCACAGGCTTTCAATTACATCAACTGCTACGTCAGGAGTGATTGGATCACTGTATTTCAGTAGGTCAACGGTATCTCTAAACTCATTGATCTCTGAAGTGGTGGCGATGGGATTGTTGCATAACCAGATTGAGTACAAATCATCAGCGGTTATATCTTTTTCGTATTTGTTGTGGGCGTCACTTAGTAGGTCATACAAAATAGCAGAATCATCTGAGAATATAGATTTCCGTAAGCGGCTTTTGCTACTTAGGTATGTGTCGTTGTTGAGCAAAGTTTTTAGTAAGGGTATCTCCATAGCTATCGCCTTTCCGGTGCATTGTTAAGTGGCACAGTAATAGACGGTTTAGGAAATAAAAAAAGCCCCTATCTGCAGATAGAGGCAATTTAATTAAATATGTGTTTTAAAGCAGTAGGTTAGCTATTTCTAAATTTCATAGACTTAATGTCTGGCGTTTGATCCCCCCGCCGCTCTTTTAGATCTACCTGATGAAAAACAACACGCTTGTTGTTCTTAACGATAGAAGCAATAGCTTCCTGTAATTTGGTTTGTTCTTCAGCAGCTTCTAAAAAACTACCTTCAATGTCATAATCTATGACAACAATGCCTCGGCATTTCATATTATTTTCCTTCGTATACATTCATGGATGCAGTGAGTATTTTAAGTCGTTTTCCTCGACTTCCTCCTGCACTTACTTAGTGAATTTCGTTAAGTAAATGCAATATTTGGTGGGCCTGATGGTGGGTTATTAAAATGGGTGGCAGTGTTCCCAGATTGCGTACCGCCAACATTGGCCCCTACTGGCTCAGTATAGCTCCAGATAGACCTTTTAGACATAAACCTTGAACCCGGACCTTTGCGCCATTGCCGCATGGACATACCATTAGGCATTTTTGCTTTAGAACGTACTATTTTAAGCTCATTTTCGCCGTGAGGTGAAGTGGCCCCCGGCGATGCGTCCCTTTGTATGACTACAGTCATAATGAAAATCCCCCTACTTTCTGGCCCAGCTATAGTTAGGGCCGTTCTACATACCAACCTAACGGTCGATTTTTAATGTGTGGCGTATTTGGCTAGTAGTTAATACTTTTAAATCTTTGCTAATAAACCGCACTTTTAAGTTAGCCCCTAATTGGCGCTTTATAACAATAGCCTTAGCAGAGGCATCTTTGTCAAGGCATAAATATTTATTAAGGTACTTTTCTGTGGCTTTGTTAAGTGCTTTAGTAATATTCGTCCCCAACATAGCAACCCCAACTAAGCCGTTAACTCTGGATACTGAACATGCAGATGGTACGTCCTCAACTAATACCGCTGTTGTACCTGTTCCTATATGAACCCCAGCGGGTATAGAACCAAGGGTCATCCATTTAGGGCCGTAAGAGCGCAGAGATTTAGCAACTACCCCTTCACCACTATAAAACAGTACACGATCTTCTGAGGGATCATATCTAACTTTTATATATCCATTTCGGTAAGCTTCTAAACTGTTCACGCTAGCCAGGTAGTCGAGGGCTGGTTTGTGGTTCTCTACAGATGTTGTAATCGATGGTAGAGGTCTCACATACACCTCACGCTTCCGTATCTGCCCTGTAAGATAGTTCTTGGCTGATTGTAGGTCTCTCTTACCCGTATGGATGCCTTTGCCCTCACAGGACGCTCTGTAGCAGTTCCACATTAACTTACCGTCTATCTTAGATATGGCTAGCTTCTTTTGACCTCCACAGAACGGGCATGTTATAACTTTTGTATCACCTTCTCTGAGAGGTATATCTTTAATTATCTGGAGTTGTTCAGCGTAGGTCATTATAAGCCTTTGGCTATACTGCCCCCTCATAGGGACAGCGTCAGCTTATATAGGTATCCTGATCTGTCAACAGCTAACTGCGCCAATTAGTAAACTATTTACAACAACACCTAAAGTTAACAGGTATTCTGACAATAGTTGATTTTATCGTTTAAAAACAAGGGGTCCCACTACTCAATTGGTCGTAGGTTCGATCCCTACCGCCGGAGCCAACTTATTGATTAATAACGATAATAGTGCGTTTGTGATCACATCATTGCATTGCAGATCGGGGCATTGCAGACTGCAATATCTGCAATGCTTAGTGATATAAAAACTACAAAGGCGTCAAAAGTCACCGACTCACTCATTAAACAAAAAAAAGGCCAGCCCCAAATTAGCTGACCTCTTAGTTAATTGTTACGGTAGTCTCGTAAGGCTCTTAACCTGGCTACAAGTCAACCTATGCCCTTTTAGTCACCTTTTGATATTCATATGGCATGGCTGGAAGATCGACTACTTCTTTGGTCCAGTATTTTGCATCACATTTAACGCACTCTCGTTTTCTGCGGGTGAAATGCATATTGTTCTTAACCACTGGGCGAGAATCCGAAACAACCGTTTTAGCAGCCCCACAAATTATGCAGCCGATTAAGTCCATCGTTATGTGTTTTTTATTCATTAGAATTATTCCCCAGCCATTAATTTTTGTTGGGCATCATACAGTCCGTTATCTGTTAACAAGCCACTGTTGTATTGACTGCGCTTCGTTTGTGCGTGGGTGCTTTCGATCTCACCTTCAATGGCATAAATAACCAGCATTTTAGGGTCACGATGACCAGTTAGAGCCATTAACTCTGAGGTAGTGCATCCAGCCCTACTCGCGTGGGTTGCACCAGTACGCCTAAGATCAGCTAACCAGATCGTTGAGTACTTTTGAGAACCATCTTTGTTAAATTGGTCCTTTAAAGCCACTTCAGGAAGCCCATAACCCTTTGCCATCTTCCTAAATATCTTATTCACACTGTCTGAGGTGTATGGACGGCCTGTATTCTCATACGCACATATAAAATCATCACTGTTACGCCGTGGGTGTCTGTGCAATCGCTGTTGTACTGCATTGGTCATAGCAATAGACATATTTTGCTGAGTTTTCTGCTGAATAAAGTTACTTACCCCAGTGCGACCATCCACATAGGACCACATGAACTTGCGTATCTCAACTGGGCGCTGGCAGAACTCAAAACACATCGTAATGATTGTACCCATGCTACTGTGTCCGTTTTCATCACAGTAATCTATCATTCCGCGTATATCTTCTAAGCTCCACATAACAGTACGAGCGTCAAGCTTTGGCATTTTAATCTCACGAAAGATATTAGACTTAACTCGTCTAGATATAAGGCCCCGTTTCCATATAATCTTTAAAACTTTGATACAATGATTGGCCTTGTGCATACTGATATCTTCTTGAACGTGCAGCCAAAGAAGTTCAGCGAAATCATAGTCAACATCATCTACATCCATTGCGCCAAACTCTTTGCCATTAATTCTGAGCTTGCTTAAATAATCTAAGTGATGAAGGTACGATCTCCGACTGTTAGCCGTTATGTTAACCCGAAAAGCCATAGAGCTTCGATAGTACTCAATGAGAGCATTAACTGAGTTTGGGCCATATTTGTTCTCTACTGGGCCATTCTTCTCAAATTCATCTAGCTTCCGTTTCCACTCATAACCAATCTTGTTGGCTTCAGACTTTTCAGTAACGGTTAGAAATTTAAGATCAGGAAATGCTTTTAACAATACGTCCGAGGGTCTAATCCCATATACCAATGTACCGTTTCTAAGGCGCGGTCTTACATACGGTGCTTTAATCATTTTACTTCTCCCTTTTTTAATAAAGACTTTAACAGAGCGGCTGTAGCCTTACTCGGTTTGTAGATCACTTTTGTACTTTTCATAACAAATCCCCTAGCTATGGTTGTTAGTTCGTTGGTGTAGTTAATCTGTTAACTGTATTAAGGCCACTTAGTTAACGCAAGTAAAAACTGTTAACTGTGTGCTTAAACGAAAAAAGGCTCCCGCGAGGGAACCTTTTATTCTGTGTTTATTATAATGTGTTTGAATGCTTACGGCGTTACCGTTGCGATATGGTCCCATCCATATTCCTCCCCTGACAATCTACTTTCTACTACCAATATTGTTTCCAGACTATCTATATAAACAACTGAATAACTGCGTTTTTCTTTAATTGCTCTCGCATTTGCGTCAATTAAAGCATATTTTATTTCTTTAACAACATGGTCAGTCACACTTCTCCTACCTCCATGTAATTGCGGGGATAAGTCCGTGCCTTTATCCATCAGGTCTTTTGGTGGTGCTTCCATTCACTTCTCCCATAACACATTGCCTTAGTGATTTATTATTTGATGTATATGAAGGTATACCCGTTTGAGATTAGCAGCGTTTTCGCCAACAGCAAGCAGTTTGTTAAGTATTTATACGGAGTTAACAGGCTGACATGTTAAGAGCCGTTATTTAACTAAGGAATTGGCTATAATTTAATTAATGTATTCCTAAACGCCCTCAGTACCACAATTAGTGCCATAGGCGTAAAAAAACCCCACATTAAGCAGGGTTCTCTAGGATTTATAGCCAGGTAGGCGGTAAAGTCTTCTAAGAATACGAGTGTATATTGTCATTGGCCCGAAAGATCACAGACACTTCAAATTCAGTCAGCTTATGATGTGCAGCCCACGCATCAAGTGACGCATTGCTACTCTCCCAGAAAGTACCATCAGGCTTTTCCAAATTCCCGAAGACAAAGGGTTCAAGGGTAAAGTCATAGAAACTGAGCAATAAATTTTTAAACTGCGGAAGTGTAAATGATCTAACCTTGCGTCTACCTAGTCTTTTATATTCTACATGTACCGCAGGGCCAAGCTCGTCAGAGTGCTTCTTGTTTCCAGCATCAGTCATTAGGTTTTCTCCTTACTGGCTAAATATGAACGTCTTAGCTGCCTAACTCAAAGGAAAGGCTGTTGCTTCTTCCTCTGGTAATTTGCTCTATAAAGCAGTGCCAATCACCTGTTAGATTGTGAAATTCTGCAACCGCCACTTTGCATGACAGTATATCCACTTTGCCTAACCATATAAGCACTCGGCTTTTAAGTAGAATTTCTTTCTTAGTATTATAATTGTATTGCCGAACTTTATAAATACCGTCTTTAAGATGCGGAATAGCAATACCAAGCCCCCCCGTGTATTCTATCTCGTACCCGACACTCTTTTCTTCCACCCATTCTTCTACTGGCGCGTCTGTGTTGCTGTGGATACCCCAGAAAATATTTTTAGGGGTCACAGGGTCAATGCGATAAGCTTTAAGGTGTTCACTATACATCAGCTTGCTCCTCGGTCATAACATTATCTCCTTACTGTTTAAATATGGACGGCACTGTTGATCAATGACTTCTTTAGTCCAGTACTTTGCATTGCATTTCACACACTCACGCTTTCTGCGAGTATATC